CGCCAGACGCGCCGCCGGCCGCCATCGGCATCACCGATCTGACGATTGATGACGCCGAAAGCCTGATTGCGGATGCGGACGCGGATCAACTCGCCCTGATGCGCGCCGAAGAAGTCGCTGGGAAGAACCGCAAGGGCGTGTTGGCGCTGATCGACGTGCGCGAAGCGGATTTGCTCGAGGATTAATCGTTGACCGGACTTGATTTAGTCACAAACGCGCTCTCAGAGATCAACGCGATTCAGGCGGGGGATAGTCCGTCGCCTGAATTGGCGGCGTTTGGACTGAGCAAGTTGAAGCAGGTTGTCAACAACTGGAACGCCGATCGGCCCTTCGCGTACGCCGTTGATTTTCTCAATGAAACGCTGACGCCGAATCTCTCGCCACACACGATCGGACCAACGGGCACCTTTGTGCGCACGCGGCCCGTGTCGATTGATGGCATCGTATTGATTCTCAATACGGGTAGCACGCCGTACTCCAACGTCACATTGACGCCGCGTGATGCCACGTGGTGGCAAGAGCAGACCACGCCGACACTCACGACCACGATTCCATCTGATTTCTACTACGACCCGACTGCACCAGACGGTTCGATCTATTTCTGGCCCGTGCCGTCGTACGCGTATCAGGTGCAAATCGAGACGCGGAGCGTGTTGGACGATCAAATCACGTTCGCGACGGTGCTGGTCCTGCCTCCAGGCTACGAAAACGCGTTGATGTTGACGACGGCGGAGGATTTGTCCGATCCGCTGCGCAAAGTCTGGACGCCGAAGCAGGAGCGCAAGGCCCGCGAAGCCCGCACACGCATTCAGAAAAACAACAGCTTCCCGACGCGACTAAAAACGCAGGACGCCGGGATGCCTGGTGGTCCGAGTTCGCGCGCCGGCATTTACAACTGGAGAACGGGAGCTCCATTCACCGATTGATGGCTATCGCGGCTCTTTACGTTGATCCGGCGCGGTTTGAATCTCGCTTCTGGCCGAAGGTGCAGAAGTCAGATGGCTGCTGGTTATGGATCGCGAGTCTCGCGAACACAGGATACGGCCAGTTGAGCATCGACAACAGACCGTACTCAGCGCATCGACTGTCTTGGATGTTGGCGCACGGCCCAATTCCTCGCGGTGAAGGACATCACGGAACAGTTGTGATGCACACCTGCGATAACCGGGCATGTGTGAATCCTGACCATCTTCGCATTGGCTCGCAGTCTGAAAACTTAGCCGACATGGCTGCTAAGGGTCGATCCGCGCGCACTGGTAAGGCGTCTGGCGTCAACCATCCACAAGCGAAACTCACTGAAGCGCAAGTTCGAGAGATTCGATCCAGCGGCGAATCGAACTCGTCTCTTGCAAGCAGATTCGGCGTTGCTGCTGTAACGATCGATCACGCTCGCACTCGGAGAACTTGGAGGCTCGTCGCATGAGCCTCAGGCCGTATCCAGCGTTTATTGGAGGGAATAACGCTAGTCAGTCACCAATTGCTGACGTAAGCGCCCTCGTTAACTTCTACGTCGAGTTGTTTCCGCAAGACGGCGCGAAGTCGAAGGCCGCGCTCTATCCAACGCCGGGATTGACGCGGTTTGCCCGTTCCACGCAAACCGGCGGACGCGCGATGTATTCCACCGCGGCGACGAATGGCCGCGCGTTCGGCGTGATCGGCATGAAGCTGGTCGAGATCGATCTGGCCGGCGCCGTGACCGAGCGCGGCACCGTGGCGATCGACGCGAATCCCGCCACGATCGTCACCAACGGCGACGGCGGCGGACAGCTGCTGATTACCGCGGGCTCGAACGGCTACAGCTACGACCTCGGCACGAACACGCTCACGCAAGTGGCGAATCTCACCGGCAAAGCGACGATGGGCGGTTTCGCCTACGGCTACGGGCTGGTGTTCGACAAGGCGACGGCGACGGTCTATCTCTCGGACCTCTTTGATTTCACCGTGTTCGATCCGACGCAGTTTTTCCAGCGCACGATCGGCTCTGATGCGTGGAATGCGATGTGTGTCACGTCGTGGGGGCAGATTTTCCTGCCCGGCACGAAGACGCGCGACTACTGGTACAACGCCGGTACCTTCCCGATCCCGTTTGCACCCGCGCAGAGCGGGTTGCAATCCGATGGCATCGGCGCGACGTTCTCCGTCAAGGAATGCGCGGGGACGCTCGCGTGGCTCTCCACGAATGCCGATGGCGGCTACGAAGTCATGGCCGCACAGGGCTACCGTGGCGAAAAGATTTCCACCGAATCGGTGGAGTTCAGCATCTCGCAGATGGTGCGCATCGATGATGCCGTGGCGGAGAGCTACAAGGATCAGGGCCACTCGTTCTATCTGCTGAAATTCCCCACCGCTGGCATTACGTGGGTCTATGACTTTCTCACGCGGATCTGGCACGTGCGCGGCACGTGGCAACCGACGATCGCCGCGTATCAAGCGTGGCGGCCGACGTTCCATTGTTTCGCGTTCGGCAAACATCTGTGGTGCGACTCGAACAGCGGCAACATCTATCAGTCGGACATCAGCTTTCCGAAAGACGTCTACAACGACGCGGAGACCGAGCAACTGGTGATCCGCAGAGTCCGTACGGCTCCATCGATTTGTCGTGGCCATCAGGTATTGGACTTCGGGCGGTTTGAACTCTTGATGCAGGTCGGTGTGGGGAATGTGAACGATCCCGCGATGGTGCCCGTGATCGTGAAGCAGTCCAGTAACGACGGCGGCATGACGTGGGGTGTCGAACGCTCCTGTGGTGTGGGCCGTGTTGGTGCGTATTTGACGCGCGTCTATTGGGAGCAGAACGGATCGGCGATTGATCGCGCAGAGCGGATCATCTGCTCGGACCCAATCAACAACTGGCGGATCATCGACGCCTTCTACGACATCTCGGGCGAGTTTGGAGCGGCGGCATGAGCATTCTGTCCGAGCCGTATCCGTCGCGCGATCGCTTGGTGACGAAGGAGGGCTACGCCTCCGACGAATTCGATCGGTGGCTCTCACAGCAATTACAAGTGGCCGTGCAGTCGTCACCGAATGTGATCGAAGGGATTAGCGAGGACTCGCTTAATGATGCCGTCGCGCTCACACCGCTGATTCCCACCGCCGCGCAGGCGCTCTATCGCTTCTCGTGGGCGGTGCAGATCATCACGCCAGATGCGGTCGCCAACAGCGTGCAAGTGGTCCTGACGTACACGCGTAATGGTGTGGTGCAGACGGAAACCTTTAGCGCCGTCACGGGCATTTTGACGACCGCGCATGGTGGCAGCGTGTTTCCGTTCCGCGTCGATGGCGGGACGCCGATTAGCTATCAGGTGAATTACGTGAGCAACACCCCGAATGCGTGTGTGTATGCGCTGAACGTGACCGTGGAACTCGTACAGGTGGTGGGCTGATGGCCTATATCGGCATGAATCAGAACTCACCCTACGGCCAGTACGTGCGCGCCAACGGCCCGCGCGGATTTGATTGGCGCTATGCGGCGCCGGTCGCTGGCATTGCGGCATTACCGGCGATCGGCGCGGCGTTCGCGGGCGGGAGCGGATTCGCGTCGGTGCCTGGTGCAGTCGGCGCGAGCAGCGCGCCACTCGGGACAGGCACGGTGACGGGAGGCAGCGGGATGGGATTCAGTCTCGGCAAATTACTCGGCTCGCGCGGCTTTGACACCGTCGCGAATGGCGTCACGAGCTTGTTGGGGATGCGCGCGCAGAACAACGCGAACCGGTACGCCACGGATGCGAATAGCGCGTTAATGGCGCGGCAGATCGCGATGGCAGAAGCGCAAATCAAAGCGGAGCACGACGCGAACGAAGCTGATCGGGCTGATGCCACGCGGCGTTTCGACGCGGAACAGGCGTTCAAGGCGAAGGAATTTGACGCAAGCGAAGAGGAGCGCGCCTACAACCGGAAACTGCTTGAAGACCGCGAAGCTCGACGCGCGGTGTTCCGTCCGTACAGCGAAAGCGCGCTCCGATCGCTCGGGGCCATCTTGGGGCTGAGGTAACGGCCATGCCTGAACGCGATTATT